CTTCCCCTCGCTTTCGGCGTATCCTTGGCCTATTCCTTTTGAGGTCCACACCTTGGTGACGAAGTCCGGGTGTTTTTCGTCGATTTTGAATATGTATTTTATGATGTAATTTACGGTCTTCTCATTCACAAACTCTCCGTAGTCTACAAATCCGTAATTCCATACCTCTTCCACTTCTTCTTTGCTTTTCTCCGTCCACAATATTCCGTGTAAATGCATTCTTTGCGAGTCGTTTCCGCCTAATTCGCATATCAAAAAATGTTTTATGCCGCACTTGTATTTTTTGTACCACCGTTTCCTGAATAATTCGATGCTTCGACTTGCTACGTTCAAGGCTTCTTCTTGCTCGAATTTTAATAGTGATTCGTCACTGTACGTCATTGTCACGAAGTGTGCGTTTTCGGGATGATTTTTCAATTCGATCATCAGTCTCACTCGCCACTCGTTTGCTCGTTTTTTTCGACACTCGATGCATTTTCCGCATCCGATTGCTACAACCTTTTTTCTCTCGTCGTCGCAATACGGCGTATGTCCGCCGTTTTTCTTGTTCGGCAGATACCTCTTGTTTCTTATTAATCTGGGATATAAACACATGTCGAAGACACCATTAATCGGTCGGAGCACGGCGGAGGCCGATATAGGCCGGCCGTAAGGCTGATAGGCCGTATGAAAAACCTTAATAAAAAGGAGGATTGGGCTTGCCCTTTCCTCCTCGTATAAGACTTTTTCGGAAATTTCGTATTATTTCGTTAGCCCTCTTGCGCCCGCTGCGGCGCCTACGGTAACTCCGATTGCTTTCAGTATCCGTTCTCCCAGATCCATCCAGAACTTCGGAGTCTTCTCTATCCCGTACTCATATTGCGTTGTCAGCTCCCTCCACGCTTGTTGCGCTCGATTTGTTGCCGCATTTTCGATGGCGGCTAATCCGGAGTTTTTTGCGGCTTCGGCCTGTATTAAGTTGCTTACTGCTTCGATGAATAGATACTTTTTCCGTTCCGTATTTAATTCGGCCAAGGCCTTTGAATTTTCACTTTGACCTTTTGCCGCCTCCGATTCCGATAGAGTCTTTATGATCTCTGCCGAATCTTTTCTGGTCGGGAGTCTTGTCGAGTCGATTCGATGATCTCCGTAGAAATCGTCGTAAACCTCGACGCCCCACCGATCGTTGTCCTCAATGGCCATATCCTCGAACATTTTCCGTACATTGTCGATGTACTGACTTTTCCCTCGTTGGAATATTTCCTTCACTCTGCCTTCTCTCATCTCTCGCTCCGTTTGAGCTTCCTCGGCCGTCTTTGACGCTGACGCCTTGTTTTGTTCGGCCTGACTGTCCAGTACCTCTCCTTGTTTTTTCAGGTTCGCTAAATTCAATCCCAGTTCGATCTGACTGGCTCGCGTAGCCCATTGCTTGGCCGGCGAATCCGCCTCTCCCGCATTAGCCCCGTGAGCTTGCGCCATAGGACCCTGAGTCATGAATCCGCTGCCTCCTCCGGAGCCGCTTCCGCCATACATAAGCCCGACTGAAAGTCCGGCTTCTTCCATTTGTTTCCGCATGGCTGCATAGGATTGGTCTTTGTAAGATCTTTCGTATGCCTCCATTTGCCTTTTAAACGCGTTTTCCGCCGCTTTTTCGCCCCAACGGTAGTTGGACTCGTTCGCAGCCTCGTTTAGCTTAATTTGGTTCTCTAATTGTCTTTTGGCTCGTTTCCTGTTTCCGATTCCGAATAATCCGAGGATGCCGCCTCCGGCGCTCGCAATTTGACCCGCGGATTGAGCGCCCGCACTTATACCGCCCAGTGTTGATAAGAGTGCTCCCATTTTTCACTTTTTTTTAAAAAAAAATCAAGATACATTCTTGTTATATATGTATAATCGTCTACCGCAGTGAACTTCTGTAAGTTACCCCCCGCTAGGCGGGGGGTTCACTCATGACGATTTACGAAGGCCATTGCCCTATTTGTCCGGATCGACCTTGTTCTCGATTTCGGACAATTCTTGAGCCTTTTCGACAGGCTTCAAGACATCCATCCTCTGAGCCTCTTTGGCCATTTCGCTTTCTTGGACTTTCGACATCGCCTCTCTTGCTATTTCGAATCTGTCCGTTCGAATGTCGAATGCCGGAAGCACTCCGTCTGTTTTCTTTGTATAGACGATGGGAATGTCTCCTGCGAGCGGTTCGTTGGTTTCCGTAACTCTCCTTAACTTAACCTCGAGGCCCTCTGCTTCGTAGGTTGCGTCGACCCTTAACGTAGGTCTGTACGTATAAATCGGCTTTCTCATTTTTTTACAAATTAGGAATTTCCCGGGCGCTCTTTACGCGGCGACCGATCACGTCGAATCCGATTTGTATCCAAAAATTTTTCGCGTCCAAATCGGAGTTTGCAAACGCTTTATTGAATATTTGCGGATCGATATAGGTTGTGGCATCCTTCAGTTTCGGATCGTTAACCACTTCGTAGACCCTATTGAAGGCCATATACTCTAACGGTTCCCCTGCAGCGAAATCTCCGTATGTTTCGTTGATCGTAGTAGTGTATTCCGTCCACGCCGGTTGTTTCCCTACGCTAAAGTCCGTTGTCTTGTAATTCGCGCTGATTCCCCATGCTCGACCGTTCATTTCCTGAGATAAGAGCTCTTGAAATCCGATCTGATCGAGATTAGGTTTGTGGAAATCGTTCATCGTTTGGATTCTTGTCCACCATTTGTTGCCTTGCGAGTAGTCTACTCTTGGTACGATTGATCCGAGAATCATGATCAGCGACGGTTCTTCGCAGCGGATTTTAATATTCTTCCCTCCTCTTTTCGATGTCTCGCGGCCTCTTCCTGCGAGTGATCCGAGTGGTTCCTGTCCGGTGTTTCCGCTTTCGAAGGCTGCCGTACTGACAACCTCGTCGAATACGATTTCCGATGCATAACCTCCGACATATATCGGGCTCTCTGCAGCGCGACTCACTCGGACTCCGAACACCGCCTCCTGCCAATCCCTGTATGAACCGCCCGATACGGCGATCCGATTAAGCATGTCGTAGACTTTTTTCTGCAAGATAAGCGCATCCATGGTGAGCACTCCGCTTGTCACGTCGACCGAGGTTATTTCGTTGATGCCGTTCGTTCCGTCTATCCACTCGGTATTCAGCCAATTGTTGAAACGGTCGGATAGGTACGTCCGGATTCCCAATCCGCACTGAGATGTGGTTCTCCCGTAGATCTGGACTCCGCTTTGAGTCTTGAGTGTATCGTACAGCGGAGCCAAGAACGGGTATTTTGTCGCACTCGCAGTGGAACTCGGTAGTATGAACTCTTCTTGTGACGGTGTCGCTAGAATTTCTTCTTTGAGATTGTCTATCGTGTTCAGATCGAATTTTTGCAGCTGAATGTCGTTTTTCGTGTTGAAACCGGTGATTTTATCGATTTCTTTGTTTTCATCGATAATTACTGGAGTTTTACCTGCCGTGCTTGGTATGGCATATTGATTCGCCGGAATACTGAATGTGAATCTTACGGTCTTTCTATTGACTTGGCTGATCTCGTTTGCTTTTGAGAGTTCTCTGCTTAGAGGAGTTGCCGTACTGTTGATGGCCGGCAGTTTGAGATAGACGTTCTTGCCGATCTTTTCGGCATCTGCCGCCCCTGAGAATTGAATTTGGACGGATAGGCTTGTGCCCGTAATGGGTATTTTCTCGGTAACATTGAGTACTGTGCCCTGATTTGAGATCGGGTTTTGCGCCGACGCGTTGTAGATGATCACTCCGTTGCTCAATTTCGGACTGGGCCCGATAACGAATCCGATTTCTTCTTGTTTGTTGGCGTAATAGTTTTTATAGATGTCCCAGTATGCCAATTCGAAGAGAGCCTGCCTTTTGATATGCAGTTCGGCATTGGTCGCGTTGATAGGTAGTCCTCTTTTCCCGAGATATGCGGGAAGTGAAGACGGATTGTAGTTATTTGCGTTTTTGATGAGATACTCGTCGATTTTTTCATTCCCGACATAACTTTCCCTAGTTACCGGTTCCCATAGTTTCGGCAGCTTGATATTGGCCATTTTCAGTCCTACGCCCAGCGCATTGTTGTGAAGCGCCGACATGTATAGTCGTATGGGCACGCAGAATACGTCCACTTGGAATTTTGCCGATCCGAATATCGGTCCGTTGGTAGGTAATGTTCGAATGATCGATTCGATCTCGTTGATGTAGAATGTGTCGCCTGTCAGTCCTATTTCGCAGTAGTAAGGTACGACTGTTGCGAAAGATTGATCGGTTCTTACGATTTTCGACAGGTTATTTGAACTTCGGCCGAAATTTTCGAGTTCCACGGCCATTTTTTTTCCGGCGCCCAGTCGTTCGCCTCCGAGGGTCTTTTTCATTTCTTTTCGCTTTTTTGTTTTTTGATGATATGTGTTGTGATTAACGATACTGTAACCAATAGGTCGTTCCATGTCATATTTTCGGGTTTACAGTATTCTCTGGCTTCCTCTTTTGTCTGAAAGGTTCGGTTCGATATGCGATTTTTCCCTACGGTCACAACGTATCCTTGTTCTTTGTTGCCGAGGATTGAAAACGGCGACTCTTCTATTCGCTCGCATTCGATGACATCCGTTTGGTCTTTCGGCGATAGTGAGATGGTTTCTCTTTTCATGTCTTCATTTTTTAATGGTTCCGACTTGTTCATAGGTGATTTTCGTTACAACGGTGTCTCCGTTTTTAAACGTCGACGCCGACTGACTCACGAATTGTTTGGCGTTGCAACTCGTAAGTAACACGATTGCTGTTGCACAGATGACTGCGACGATCGCAACGATCGTTTTGTTCTTCCCCCAGCCGGTTGACTGAAGGAAGTTTTCGTTTTGCTTACTCATGTTTGAAATAGATTTAATTGCACACCGTATTTTCTGATCACACGAACGGTGTATACGTGTGTTTGGCCCTGATGGTCGACTTTCTTCTCGGTGGAAACCGACACGGTTTTGTAGACGGCATTGTTCAAATCTTGACAAGTCTGAACTACTCCGTCTTCGTCAATTACCGTTTGCCTGTGGTAGATCGTTCTGCTCTGTGAACATTCCATGTCGCCTCATTTTTTCCAGTGTGGTTTGCTCGGCAAATTCTATGTTCCATAGTTGTTCGAGCGTCTTCTGCTTTTCCAGTTGAATTTTGGTAAGGCGCTCCTTGAGCGCCTCACCAAGTGCTTGCTTATTCATAAAATACCTGCGATTTCCATATTTCGGCGTCTATTTCGTATTTGCGGTGTACCAGTCGGATGCTCGCATAGAAGTAGCCGTCTTTTAATTTTCCCTTTGACAGGCATTGGTGCTCGGCCGGAGCAATATCTGCGTATGCAACGGTTTCTTTTGCCCGATCCATAGCGCTTTTCAGTACGGGAGTCGTCTTGACGAGATACTTGCCTTCTCTTGTCACTTTCAGAACTTGGTAGATTTTCATGGCATTGTTTTTTAAGATTGTGACTCAAATATATTTTTATTATTTAATTTTTCCAAATTTTTCTTATAGGATTTTTTTATCCAAACATCGGAACTATAACCTAAAGATTCCGTTCTCTCTTGATGATATTTTAAACACCCGAAATACAATCGCATGCCTTTTTCATCCGATATATCGATTTTCTCCCCGCACACATATCTTTTTTTCTGATCGAGTTTTTGTAACCACAGCTCCTCCCGTTGGTCCTCGTCGAATATCTTGTTTCGGAGGTAAATCGGTAAGGCTACTTTCAGTCCGGATGGCATTTTGTAGTAATCTTTTGTTGAAATTCCTCTGAATTTATTAAAACACTTCCCCTCGCTTTCGGCGTATCCTTGGCCTATTCCTTTTGAGGTCCACACCTTGGTGACGAAGTCCGGGTGTTTTTCGTCGATTTTGAATATGTATTT